ATAACCGAGGTGAATACACAAACGAGTCACATAGTAAAGTATATCGCCTAGTTCTAAAAGCAACTTGGTTCGTTCTATGTCTAAAACACTTTCTTCGACCTCTAGCTCACCTTCTTGATGAGCCATAAGCAAAGCAAAAGAGTTGTTAACCAATTCGTTGATTTCACTAATCAAACCGAGAGTGACGTATTCCAGTGATTTTTTTGAAGGATATACGACAGTAGTGCTTGTGAACTCCCAGTAAGAAGTTAGTGCATTAACAAAGTCTTTGTCGGTGGATTGACGCATAATTTAATCTTAGTTGATACCAGTTATATATATAATAGCACTTCTAAACTAGATTGTCAAGGGGTTTTTGCAAATCTGTGATAAGACGCATAAAGTTAAGGAAAGTTTCGCCCATTTTTTTGATGTGAGTTTCGATAAACTTTGAATAGGGTTTTGGATGTTAAAAAGGAATAAAACATTAAAGTTATATTTGCACCCTGGTCAACAAACAGTATTTGTTAGTCCTAAAAGATTTAAAGTATTAGTGAGTTCCCGAAGATACGGTAAATCGAGACTTATGTTGACAATGATTATAGATAAGGCACTCAATTATAAAGGGGCGTATGATAAAGCATCACCGCCTGTAGTTTTATTGGGAATGCCCTCATTAAAACAAGCCAAACAAATTCATTGGAATCCTTTAGTAAAATTATTAGATGGGCATCCTGGAATAGAGAGAATTTATAAATCTGAATGTCGAATTTCAGTTAAAGGAAACAAACCGGATATAATTTTAAGGGGTTTAAATGAGGACAATGGAGACAATTGTAGAGGGTTAAAAATTTATTTCGCAGGATTAGATGAAATGCAAGACGTTAAACCTATAGCATGGTCGGAAGTTATTATGCCAGCATTAATTGATACAAAAGGGTCATGTGCTTTATTAACAGGTTGTGTGGCTCCTAACACCTTTGTCTTACCTAGACAAGGCATGACAGAAATTGTTGAATTTAATCAGGATAGTTGTGCAAAAGAGTATCAACCGCTAAAGGATGTTGAACTTTATGGACTCAATAATGAATTTCATAAAGCAGATTCTTTTTTTAATAATGGATATACCAATACCAAAATCATCACATCTTCTTTTGGATTCACTTTAGAAGCTTCTTTAAACCATCCTATTTGGACAAAAAATGGCTGGAAAAAAATGGAAGAACTAAAAGAGGGGGACACAGTGGCTATAGCACATGGTATGGACATTTGGGGTACGAAAGACCCTATAGATGGTTTCAAAATCAAAAGACAATATGTCCCTAAAACAAAAGGTTGGCTACAACCTAATCAAGGCATGACCAAAGATTTTGCCTATTTTCTTGGTCTATGGTTATCTCAAGGAACCCACAAAAAACAAAATGGTAAGTATTACATTACCGTAAAAACTACTACACAACAAATGAGAGAGTTTCTAGAAAGTGGTAAGATTTTAGGGGCTATATTTAAACAAGATGTAGGAAATGTTTGGTCGTATGTAGATAACGATTTAGTAGAGTTACTAAAGCATATAGGGATGTCCACTGTGAGTCGGAGAAGAAGAACCTTACCATTATGGTTGTTTCAAGGGCGTAAATCTTGGGCTATCTCTTTTATTCAAGGGTTTATGGACATTGCTGGTTCGATTGGTACTACAGGTAACAGAGTAGCAAAAATTATTCATTTCACTTGTAATAAAACATTAGCTCAACAATTTCAATTGTTACTTTCTAACTTAGGAGTAATTGCAAAAGTTTTTTTATTACCACATGACCCAGAAATGGCACAATTAGAACTAACTGGTTCACATTTTGACACTTATTGTCAATTAATTGGTTTTGGGTCTGATAACAAAAAAACAAGTAGCCTAGGAGTACAAAAATTAAACCCTCCCGATGAACCCTTTAATTCTAATGACTATTTTTGGGACACTATAGAATCAATTAGTGACTCTGAAAATCAGACTTACGATTTTACAGTACCTAACACAAATTCTTTCTGGAGTAACGGGTTTATTAGTCATAATACACCTAAAGGTTATGGAACTTTTTTTCACAGTTTGTACGAAAATGGGGAAAAATACAAAGATTGGGGTGCTTTCCATCGTACAATTTATGACAACCCCTTTATTCCTCGTGAAGAAATTGAACGTATAAAAGAATCTTTACCAGAAAAAGTATTTAGACAAGAATGTTTGGCTTCTTGGGAAAATTTTGATGGTCAAATTTTTTCTTCCTTATCTACTGACAATATTATTTCTGATGAGAATTTACCTACTTACTTTGAACAAGTATATTTAGGTGTTGACTGGGGGGATGTCAATCCAGCTTTAGTTGTGGTGGGTAAAATGGGTAACACTTACTTTATTATTGATTTCTGGGAAAATCCTAACCCTAATACTGCCATTGAACAACGAGTTCACAACGACAAAGCTCTTCAGTTTGTGAGTGAACACAATGTGAGCCGTTCATTTGCTGACCCTTCACAACCCGGTCGAATTTTAACTATGAGAAAGTCTGGGATTCCTAAACTTATGGGGGGTTATAACCGTGTTAGTGAAGGGAATGGTATTGTAAACACTTTACTTTATCAAAAACGCTTAATGATAGCCGAATCTTGCAGAAGGGTTTATGAAGATATGGGAGCATATCATCGGGCATCCAAAGAAGGATTTATTAAAGAAGAAGTTGCTGAATCTCAACAAGACCATCTTTGTTTTGCGGCTGGCACACAGGTTTTAACAGAAACAGGATGGCAAAATATAGAAAGCCTGAAAGTTAAAGACAAAGTGTGGTCTTCTAATGGATTAAAAAATATTACTTTCACTGGTTCCCGATTGGCAGAAACGATAGAAGTTAAAGATTACAATTCTTCAGCTATTGTGCGCTGTACTCCAGACCACCCTTTTTACACTTATAATGGTTTGATAAGTGCCGAGAACCTTAGTGTTACGAACCATTTAAAAAATCTTGACAAATCTCAATGGCTGTCACTTATAGGAATTTCTAACTTAGCAGATACACTAGGGTCAAGCCCAGCCCTAGAATGTGTAGGTAAATACTCAACAAACCGAGTATATAACATAGAAGTCGAGGAGTCACACAATTACTTCATCAAAATTGGCTCAAACGCAGTATTAGTGAGTAATTGCGATGCTTTAAGATATGTGTTAGCAACTTTAGAACATAAAAACATCGAAAACATTATCCCAGAGGGTTCTGTCATTACTACACCAGAAAGACCCGTTACAAAGTCTAACTCTTTATTTGCGGGCTTAATATGAACCTAAAATCGCCCAACACTCTAGTAGCGTTGGGTTTTTAAATGGAATATCCAAAAAAAGTAGCATTTGAAATTTTAGAATCTGTCCACCCTGAAGTTGAACAAAATCAGGAACTTTTTAATATGACTGACGACTTATTAGGCGGCGGGCAAAGATTAAAAGATAATTTAGAAAAATATTTAATTAAAAAACCCGATGAAGATGCTGAAATTTACAAATACCGTAAAAGACTCTTCACTTATGTTCCTATTTTAGGGCAATGTTTAGCTCAATTGTTGAATAGAATGACTGCATCTAATCATACTATTAATGGTTTTTCAGAAAGCCCTAAACACAAAGAATTTTGGTCTAAATTTAGAGAATCTGTTAACGGTAATCATCAAAAAGAAAAAGCTTTTATTAAAGATGTTTTCTTTAAACTTTTAAAATATGAAAAAGTATACGCAGTAATAGAAAAAGATTATTTAGACATTTTACCGACTAATAAAAAAGAAGAAGAAGAATTAGGTTTAATGCCTTATATTGCGTTGTATGACCCTCGTTCTGTAATTCACTATCAAGAACTTGATGGAAAGCTAAAATGGATAAAAATTAGAGAATTAGAAACCAATTATAGCCCTGTAGGTGAAACGCAATATTTTCTGAAATGGACATTTATCGATGATACTTTTATTACTAGCTATCGTTGCCCAATGATTTATAGTAATGGAAAACTTGAACCCGATGTCCAATCGGAGTTTAATTCAAGTTCTTATATGATTCCTTTATTTAAACAAGTTGCTCATGAAAGAGGCACTATTCCCGTTGTAAAAATTCAAATTCCTGAAAATCTTTGGGTCACTAAAGAAGCTATATTTTTAGTTTTGGAACATATTAGGGTTCATAATAATTTGACATATACCGCAAATGTTGCCGGTCAAATTCAAAGATTATTTACTCCTATGTCAGAATCCGCAGATAAAATGGTTGACTTGGAAGAAGCCAGAGGTCAAACAGGAAACCATCGAGTATTAATTGGACAAGGATTTACTTTTAATGAAACTACAGGTACTGCTATTAATACCATTGCTGGCTATCTAGGAAAACTAGAAAGTAGAATTAAAGATTTAATTTTTTCTAATGGTATTTCTGCTGGTGATGATAGACCAATGCAAGAATCTGGCATAGCAAAAAGTATGGACTTTATTAGTCAAGAACAAGCTCTTGCCGCTTACGGTGAACAATTATTGTTTTTTCTTGAAGAATGTTATAAATTAGTTGCTTTAACTCAGGGTTTTAGTAAAGAGGAAATTTCTCAAATTTCAGTTTCTGGTCTTAATGAATTTGTTTTAGATACTGTTGACACAAAAGTAAATAGAATATCCCTTTTAGAGGCTTTAGACACTCCTATTTCCAATACTGCTATGCGCCTAGTGGTTGAAGACCTACAACGAGCTTTAACCCCTAACGCTTCAATTCTTGAACAAGAAATTATTCATAAGGAAACGTTACAAGACTTCTCAAAAGTCGACCATCCTGAACTTGGTTTAGAAGAACTTACGTCTTTAGTCTTAAACCAAATCGTTTCTGTTTCTACTGCTCAAGAATTATTAGGCTTTGACCCCTCAGTAGAATGGGACAGAATTAAAGAACAAATGCTTGAAATGCAAGCTATTCAAAACCCTGAAGGTAAGAACTCACCCACAACTGATTCTGAAGAAACTGAAAAAACTGTTGACCCTTTTGAAACTGTGGTAAATCTAGCTAATGCTTTAGCTACTCTTTCTAATAATAAAACTGAAGATATTCTTGCTTCTGTTAATTTTAATGAAGATATTTCACCTGAAGAAGCAAAACAAATAATTATGATATTAGCTGAAGAATTAGGTAAATTAATTGACGCTACGCCAGAAGAAGTTTTAGAGGGAGTTGGTTATGAGGCGAAATAGAAAGGCTAAAGGCTTAAAAATAAATACCAAAGCCAAAATTAAAGGGTCAATTGCTTATCGCACAAAAGCTTTTGGTAAGTTTAACATATACAGAATCTTTAAAGAATCTGATGTTAAAAGAGATGCTAGTGGGAAATTTACATTTGAGGGAGCCGTAAGTAAAGCTTATGGTAAATTTAATCGTCAACAAAGAAAGGAAAAGATAGCTAAAGATAAAAAATCTCAACTTAAAAATCAAAATCAGGAGTCTCAACCTAATCTTTTAACTCTGGATTCCAAAAGTGCAAAAAAAAATCAACCTAACTCAAAATTGATTCGCATATCTTTTGCTAAAAAGATTAAGCCTCTTTTAGAAAAAATTGAAGAAATAGTTACTCAAAAAAGTAAACCTTTAAGTTCCAAAGGTACAGCTTTACCTAAAGATTCTAGAGGTAAAATAAAACCAGCCGGTATTATGCTAAAATCGGGTGAGCGAAACTTTTCTGTTATGCTAAACAACCTTAAAGAATTTAGAGAGGCTTTTGGAGAATTTTCAACAAAACAAATTTTATTGTCTTATAATATTAGTCTGCTTACTGCTGAAAATAGAAAAAAACTCTTAGATGAATATCGAAGATTTATTAATTTTAAGGCTCCTGAACTTTTTGCTGACGGTCAAGTTTACAATTCTTTAAAAGATATTAGAGCGGCTTTAGTTAAACAAAACGACGTTGACGCATTAAACAAAGAATTTTTTGAAAGCAGGTTAGTTGCTTCTTTTTTAAGTTCTACGACTTGGGCAAAATTAAGCACTATTCCAGAATATAAAGTTAATGAACTATTTAAAGACATTAAATCTGTCAATGATTCTGCAAATTCAAAGCGAAAAGACTTTAAAGCCGCAAAAGAAGCTGGTACATATAAGGTCGAAAAAGTTGCTGACAAAGAGCAAATAGCACAGTTCCTGAAATCAACTATAGACTCCATTAACATTCAAAAAGAAGAACTTATACGAAATGCTTTAATTGCTAACGAATCCGCAAAAGTACCCAAATCTGATAAAGAAATAATAAAAGAAATAGAAACAGAAACAAAACTATTAATTGAGTATGTTACAAAACTTGGTAGAAATGCTGAAGTCGTAGGTGATAGAACTATTCTTAGCAATAAACTCCAAATTAAGGATACGTTTTTAAAAAAATTACCAATTTTAGAATTAATGCAATTACGGGAACAATTACTTTTTGAGATTGGTAATGATGTTGATAAGGCAAGGATTCAACTTTTTCTTTTTAACTTGGAAAAAGATGATATTTATCAAGTCCCAGTTACTAAAATTAAACAGGGGTATCAACTCCATCATGTAAACCAATTTGCATCTTTTGATGTTAATGGTAATCCTTATTTTGCCATTGAAAAAGCTTATGGTAGTAATAGTAAAGATTCACTTAAAGCTATTTCCGAAGAAGATTTGTTAGGCTTAACCGTAAACTATGATGAAAGTGGTAATATATCTTATTTTTATAAAGATTATTTCTCGGAAAAAGGCGCAAAATTAAAAGGTTCTGTTTTTTTAAAAGATTTACCATTAAGTTATTATCGCAATAATTGGGAGTTAATTGTAGACAAAACCGACAACACTATCATTGGGTTTAAAAATCCTGAATCTGGAGAAACTGTTTCTTGGGACAAAGCTATTTCTGAAATGAACCACTCGCCTAAGTTATATCTGGATTTACCCATTGCTTATCATGAGAAGTCTAGAGTCAACAGTTTATATGGTTTATTACACCCTGTCGAAAATTACACCATAAAACCTGATAATGATATTCAAAAATCTCAACTATCAAACCTTTCTGAATTAGCTTCTAAATTAAACGTCTCTAAAAAACTTCAGACAGAATTAGAAGAAGGACTCAAAACAGGAAAGTTAAAAGCTGGTAAAGGTCAAGTAGAGTCTGAAAGACATGATGAGGTTCGTGATAATTTATACTTGTATCGTCGTATCGAACTTTATGAACAAGTTGAAAAAGCAGTAATATCCCTACTTGAAGAAATACCCTCAACAAGTGAAAAAGCTATTATCTCTAATTCCGCTAAGTATAATTACTACAAAAATGGAATCAGACCTTCTTACGTCAATAATTTGACTAAATTAGAGGAAAGATTAGCTTTTTTAACCCAGTCTGCGGCTTCAATAAATGATTTGTTACCCTCAGACCAAAATTCTTCCCAAAGTGAGGCTATTAAAAATATTCAAGAAAAAATAAAGAACACAAAAAACGTGATTAAAGAAATTGATAAGGTAACTAATTTCATAATCAATCAAGGACTTAACGCTGACTATATTAGAAATCACACACCAAGCCAATTCTTTGACTCTGCTATAAAAAATCCTAGAATTTGGGGACTTCCTGCTAATGCTACCCCCAAAATGGTGATGAATGCTATAATGAATGGACTTACTGGCTCGACTCTAACAGACAACTTCCCAAGTTTAGACGACCAATTAAAACCTTTGCCTAAAGAACCAGATATTTCCGATGAATAACAATATCGATTTAACCATCTACTCCCCTTATAATGCTTCACTAATGTTGGCTGTTAATAATCTTTCTGAAGATTTTTGGCTTAATGTGAATGAATACTCCGACAATCAAAATTATTCCTTTTTTGGGTATGCTTTTGGTGGTGGTTCTGCTAAAGATATTCTTAATCCTGATAAGTGGATTTTGATTAAAGATACTGATTTGCTCTCTATACGCCCTTCTGAAAATCCTAACGCCACTCCTGATTCTGTCTACGAATGGGATGTCTATAACGGCTTAGTTATTGGTTTGAAAGATGACCAATTTGAGTTATTTGATTATCACAAAATTCCTTTTATTCATCCTGATATTTTATATGCTAATTATTATTTTTGGATTAACCTTCAGGACAAAATATTTTTTAGACAGTTAAGCTCAAAAGACTTTTAAAGTATTTTAATTGATTAGCAAATAGTTTTGAACCCCTTCAACTTTTAGCTGGTGGGACTGGGAACCCTTATGGGGTAAGGCTTGTGGGCTTTTTCCCTCTTTGGTTGCCCAGACCGATTTATTATGATGAATATATTAGTCTCAGTATCTCGTTTTTACGGTAGATAGGATACCATTCATACCCAAAGGACTGCTTGTCAAATGGTAAATTAGTTGAGAATTAATTTCAATAGTGCCAATGTCAAAAAGACCAGCTTCTGACCGTAGGCAAACCCTCTCCTTGACGTGGTTAGACTAACACCTGTATATACCATAACCGACAACAAAAACCCTACTAAAATCGTAGACCAATTTGAGTTTTTGTTTATAGCTAACGAGAATAATTCTCAATAACTGTCAAGAAGAGTGATAATTTTTACATGGATTTTTCTCTATACTAACCCTATCTAGCATTGGTTTTGATTTGCTAGAGATTCTCGGTAAAGTCTTTCTCGCTCTATCCAGAAACGAGCAGAAGGTATCCATAAAGCTAATTCCATTTTGTAGGCAATACGGATAGTAATTTCCGCTTTACCCTTTATTAGTTGATTAATAGTCTTTTTCGGCAACCCCATGCGTTGGGCGAGTTCCGATTGAGACATATTTCTTTCTTCTAGGATGTACGCAAGAGTTTCTCCTGGTGGTGAAACCCAATCAGGTGAGTATGTGTTCTCAGTAGTATTAGTCATCAGAAAAAAAGTTGTTGACAAATTTAAACTAATCGGTTATAATGAAATCGTAACTCCTTATTACTTAAGCCCTCTACTTGACCCTCTACCATATTAGAGGGCTTTTTTTTGGAACCTCAGACATATATTTAATAACTATACCGGTCTTTAATTATGTCTGATGTTTCAAATGCCCCTTTAATGGTGGTAGATTTTCGAGTTGCTGTGTATCAAATTTATTCTGAATATCAATTTATCAAAGCAAACTGCCCCCCAGAGACTGTGAAATCATGGTTAAAAGCGGCATGGGCTTTAAAATTAAACAGGGGCTATACTGGATTACCTTATTTTCCGCATACTGTGGTGGTAGTCGACGACAGTTCACCCTATTGGAGAAGCGATTATTTAAGAGAACGAGGATTTCCCGAATATAAAGGAGGAAGACCCACTAAAACAGATGAATGGTATGATGTCAATCAAGCTGGTATTGACTACATTCACGCACCTAACTCGCCCTTGCATTACCTTAAATTTGAAAAATATGAAGCAGATGATATAGCTTCGGCACTTGTCCGCACAAGTCCTAAACGTTTAATCTTTCTTCACACTATCGACTCGGATTGGATGGGATTAGTCAATGATGGTTGTCTCAATGCGAATTTTTCTTTAGACGAGGCAATTAAGGAACCATGGGTCGATACAACTGTTCAATGGGTCAGCATGGATAAATGGACACCTCGTTTTAGAAATGTAGAAGGAGTAATCGCTCACACACTCAAAAGGGAAAAAACCCAAATTGCTAACCCTACCCAAGTCTGGGATATTAAGGCTGAAAAAGGCGATAAATCTGACAATTTGTCAAAAGGTAGCCCTCTAGAGGTGATTAATCTGTTAAATCCACCACCTCAATACGATTTGCTCAATATCGCCCAATTTAAAACCCAAATAGTGCAAGTAGCAAATGCTGGTACACCTAACTCAAGTGTAAAGCATATCCAAAAAGCTCATCAATGGTTTTTGACTGCTGGACACCGTGTACCATTCTGGGGCTACTATGACTTTGTTCCAGACTTTTTGTAAAATCTTTGAAAAAGGGGTTGACAACTCGAAAAAAACCAGCTAATATAGGAAATATAGACAAAGCGACTAGGTTCTAGTTTAAGCCTCTACACCGCTCACGTCTAAGATGCAAGTTTTGCTGATTCTCGCAAAAATTAAAAATCAGACCTCAAAATCAACCAAACTCTCTCAAAACCTACTAATTATGTCCTACAACTCTGTCGTCAGTTATGATAAATTTGAAGCCCTACTTTCCTCGAAAAATTGGGATAAATCCTACGTCAACATTCCAAACTCGTCAATTGGAAATCTTCTTAAGTCCCAATTTAAATACATTTTTGAGTCCGTTGGAGAGGATTTCTCCGATAACGACTCAGTATTAACAGTACAAGCCGATAACGGTAATTTTAAACGCTTATTCAGCCCTACTGTGTATTTCGTCCCAAACGAGAAGCTTCGAGATTCTGCCTACGCTAAAAAAAATCCTAGCTTATTTGAATGTGATAGCACACCTGTTTCAGACGAAGAAAAAATCAAAGCAAAAACTCCAGAAGAAATCAAAGCTTATGAAGAGTTATTGCTGAAAGGGCGTAATGTTGGTGTCCGTATGGGAGCTAAACTTTTTGTTCCTCTATTAGCTTTTAAAGCCATAGAAGGTTGCGATGTGGCTTTAGACAACGGAGACATTGAGATTACCTTGCCAGAAACAGAACTGTTTCCCGAAAGTCTGACTGTCAAATTCAGTGTTCGTTACTCTGAACCTGACCTAGAGAAGCGGAAATCTCAAGAAGCATCTTTTAAACGGGCGTTTGCAAAGTATCTCAAAAACAACGAAAACAACTTAGGGGCTTTTCTATGTGAACCCCATACCGGTGGTGGTGGTGGTATTCCTCTCCGTGAGATGGACGAAAATTCTGTTCATACCGTAATAGGTTATGAATTTAAAGAGTCGGAAAATGGAGGTTTTTACATCCTTTCGTTAGACTCTGGCATTCGTGTCATGAGTAACAGAGCTTTAGCTACTACTTTGCGTGGAAACCCCATCATTTCTCGTGAGAAACCCTGTACTCTGCGGATTGCCGACAAGAAAAAGATGACCAATGGTAATTGGAAAGTAAATGTTGCTCTTCTAATTCCTGTGGAAAACTATCCGACTGATGATGGTTTTAATTTAGACTGGTAGTGCTAGTCTAGGGGTAGATTTAGTCTCTACCCCTCTTTGTTCCCCTTTTAGACCCTTACCCACCTTGTTTTTTCTATGTCTAATAACTTTGATTTTTCTGCTTACAATGGAGAGCAAGAAAACGAATGTACTTTATTGACCCGTAGCATCATCAATGCTCGTCGTCGCATTGAAAAAAATTTAGACTGTAACAATTCTCGTTTGGCTTCTCGCACCAGTCTATTAGACGCAGTTACCAATCTAAACTTGCTTCTAAAAGATATATTTGATACCTACGAAAAATTTGTTGAAAAGTCGGAATAGTTACCAGCTTAAAACGCTCAAACCCAAGATTAGTATATCTTGGGTTTTTAAAATGCTATCTGAAATTAGCAAGCCGCTTACTTTTAATCAACTAAAATCAAATTCTGAAATCCTTGCCGAATTGCAAACTTTACTCAAAGAAAAAGGATTTTATCATTTAAAAATTGACGGAGTTTGGGGTCAAGGAACTGAGACTGCTATTGAGTCTGTCGCTAAATTATTAAACCTTAATAATTTTGATAAAAAATTAATTGGTAAAACTTTTATAAGCAAATTAACAAGTTACAATCCTGAAAAAAATACTGAAACTGAATTGGATGTTAGCCCAATCACAGAAGCTGACATTTTAGCCTTATCCCAATCTTTAGTTATTGAATTAGCAACCATTAAAGCAGTTATAGAAGTAGAATCTTCTGGTTCTTGGGTACAAAAAGATGGGAAACCTATTATTCGCTTTGAATCTCATATCTTTAGTAGCCTAACTAATAATTTATACGATAAAGATTATCCTAAGATTTCCAGCAAAAAATACAATCCAAGTCTAAATTTATCGTCTTCCGAAAAAGAATATTCCAGATTAGATATTGCTAAAGATTTAAATGAAACAGCCGCTTTGAAATCTGCTTCTTATGGGGCTTTTCAAATTATGGGCTTTAATCATGCTCTTGTTGGATTTAAAAATGTACAAGATTTTTATGAAGCTATGTTCAGCCCTAAAGAGCAATTAAAAGCTTTTGGTCAATTTCTAATCAAAAACTCATTAGTTAAAACTTTAAGAATTAAAGATTGGAAAGGGTTTGCTTATTCCTATAATGGGTCTAATTACCATTTGCATAAACCCCCCTATGACGTTCGTTTAGCAAATGCTTATCAAAAATTTAAATAACTTGACAAAATTACTCCTATGGCCTATTATGGGTAACATATTAAGTTAAGGAGTTTGTTTCCATGCCCAGAAAAAAAGCATCCTCTAACAACGTGGACAAATTTAACCACCCAGAGTATAATAGCCAAAATCACTTAAAAGAGGTCGAAGATACAGAAGATTTAGGGGATAACTATCTTAGTGACTATGATAAATATGCAGAAGGTATTCGGGTATTAAGTTCTTTAGGTTATACTTTCATTCCCCATTCTAACCCTGACTGTGTTGGACACAGGGTTTATGTCGATACGCCTTTCACCCTGATTTCTAAAGATGGTAAAACAATTACTGATGTTAACCCGCCAAAAAATTTTAAATGGCGTAAAAGAATTAGCCTTGGTGATGATTTACCTTTATTGTCTAATGCTTATTGTGCTATTCGTTCTCAATGTGGTAAATCAGTTGGTGATTTTTGGAAACCTATGGTAGAGTTAGGTGGTGATAAACGAAAAGCCATTTTTAATCTTGCGTCCCTTTTTCTTGATGCTGAAAAGTTTAATTCCCGTCAAAAGTCTGATAACTTAATCAGTCTTACAGGGGGCGATGGAGGTTTATATGTTGTCCCCCTAAAGTCTTGGTTTGACTCACGTTTTGATTCCATTTCTATTGACGACCTTTTATACCTTTTTCCCTCTGCAGAATCTAAAATGCTTCAGTACATCATTGGGAGGATTTTTGTGGGGCGTGGGGGTACAAAATCCGTTGAGGGTATTGTCGTTGAACATAAAGCCCGTTATATGGGTATAATTACTGGCGAACCTCGTTTAGGCAAATCAACCTTTTTAGACGCTATATCCGAAGCTATTCAATCTTTAGGCTTTGAAACTACTACCATTTCTGAGTCTAGCGGTCGTTTTGGTTGGGCTGAAATTGCCAGCAGTCATTTTACGTTTATCGATGACTTAACCAAAGAAACCCAACGTCGTATTATTTCTTCTGGCAAAATTAAACAGATTGTTTCTAACAATGTTCTCAAAACTGAAAATAAGGGTGAAAGTGCTGTTAACACACAATCCCAGACCGTAATTATTGCTAGTAGCAATTCTTTCAATCTTCGTGATTTCTATAACGCTGACTCTGGCATTCAAGACAGAATAAAAATCTTAGAAATTAAAACTAAGGCTGAACTTTGTAAAGACAAATCTTTACCTTATCAGGTTGACGAAACTTGTCCTTTTAACCTTCATCGACATTGGCAATTTATTGCTGATAAGTACAATGTTTCTTATGAGTCTCTCATTTATTGGTTGATTTACCTTTGTGTTCAAGAATTTTTGTCTGTTGTAGGCTATACTGAGGAAATTCCTCTTTTTAAACCTGATAAATTTCCGGATATTGATGAAGATACTTATAAATATCTTATGCGCTCTATAGCTCCTACTTTGAAAAAGACTAAGCCTTGTTCTCTTTATAAGACTGTCGAAGACTTAGAACGCAATTTCCGAATCCAAACTATGACTAATTCTACTCAAGCTTTAGTTTACTTTTGGCGGTTTTGTCTCATTCTTTTCACTTATAACATCGAAAAGAAACCATCTTTACCCCCTCCTGTTTTTGACGTTAATTTTCTTATTCACTTTTTAAAAGCTCATCAAGCTTTTTATTCCCCTGAATTTGAACCCTTACGCACTTTTCTAGAGGCTGATTATTACTCTAATAACTCTCCTAAATGGCATCCTTATTCCGTGTTTTTAGAGGTTAACGGCACTTGTATCTCTCAAGCTATTTTGAAATGTCTTGAGGCTGAAAATCTTTATTACCCTCCTGCTAAAATGGTAGAAATTAGTTTAAATTTTTTTACTTCTTCTAAAGGGTTTGAACTTCGTAAAGATTTACCTATCATTATGGAATCTTATTCCTTAGCTTCTGCTCATGACACCTTTTTTGTTGACTTAACTTCTCATCTTTTTTATAAACAACCAGCCCTCTTTGAATTAGTTCAAAAGGCTAAAAGACAAGTCCAATCTCGATAGGTACGGAGGTTTTTATGCGTCCCAGAGGCTATGGTAAAAAAGTCACAGCTAAATCTTTTATGTTGCGAGATTTTGATAACTTGTCCCTTTCTGCTATTCAATCGGAAATTACCGACAAATCCTCTTTTATTAAAGTTCATAAAGAATTTGAACTTTTTGTCTTAACCAATGTCCTTCCTGTTGGTTATACTTGCTCTCATCATCTCCAAATCTACAATCTTTTAAAATCCCTTCTTCCTCTCTTCAATCCTCCCAAATCTAACGCTACTTCTGCTCAAGGTCTTAATAAAGCTATTCTCCTCGCTTTGGGTAGTACCTTGACCAGTCTCAAAAACCTTCCTTTTTCTG